CACGCAAAACTGATACGCCAAGAATTCCCTCTGAGTAATCTTCCCAGGTTCCGTTATCTTTAATCTCTACTGTTACTGTTTCACTTATTCTCATACTATATTGTATTTCCCATAAGTTCTAAGTGCTTTTTGCACTTCTCTGCCTAAAGCAACTGGATCTGTTCCAAGTCCTGCATTGATTGTAATGTTTACTGCTGGAGTTGATGCTTTACTTAATGAAGGAATAGTAGAAGCACTTACTGTATTTAATCCAAGACTTAATCCTTGAGACATATTTTTGCCAACATCCATCATAACTGTAGATGGTGATTTAATTCCAAGAAGTGTCTTTACATGCTTCAGAATATTATTATTAACCCATTCAGTAAGAAATGTACGCATAAAACTTCCAGTATCTGAAAGACCCTTTGCAATACCACGAGCAATATCTTTTCCAACTTCAACCATAAAACCAAAAACTTCGCCAAGTTTTTCTCTGATTTTTGTGGCTACATCAGTAATAAATCCCTTAATGCTATCCCAAATCTTTGATGCTGCATCTTTTAGTTTATTAAATTGTTCAACAGCCTTATCTTTCATTTCTGTAAACTTTTCAATTACACCCTTGACAATTTGAGTAATATTATTTGTAATTGTTAAACCTATTTCAAGCCATTTCTTTGCAATATCAATAATTAAGAAATCTAAAATATTTAGAATTGTATCTTTAACAAGATTCCAACCATCTTCAATTACTGAGAATATTGTGTCTTTGCCTTTTGTAAATAATCCTGCCAAGAAATCTCTTAATGCATTAAACCATCCAGAAACAACCTTAATTGCACCACCAACCCATTCATCTAACTTGGTTGTAATTGTTTCCCATGCTTCTTTTAATTTAGCAATGATTTCATCTTTATTGTTTACTAAGAATGCAACAAATAATCCAAATGGTCCTGTCAATACCGCCAAAATCTTGGGCCAGTTTTCTTTTAGCCAATCAATTGCTTTGTCTACAAATTCTTTAATGTCATCATAAACTTTTCCAAACCATTTGTTTACTGCTTCCCAAACTTCTTTAGCCTTTTTGGTAACATCATCCCAGTTTTGAATTAATAATACAATAAGACTGATTATTGCAACAAAAGCAATTGCCTTTAATGCAGCATTAAATAAATTAATACCAGTTGTTGCTGCGCCTGTTGCTGGAGGCATTAATCCAAGATTTCTTAATGCATCTGTAGTATTAGAAACAAAAGAAACTAAAGGGCCACCAATACCAACAAGTGCGAGTAATCCTAATGAAAAGTTTTGAACAGGTGCTGGTAACTTATCAAATGCTTCAAGCATTTTTGTTAGGAAGTCAATACCCTTTTCAAGAATTGGCAATACCTTTGTGCCTAATTCTTCCTTAAAATTAGCAAGGGCTACTTCAAATTTTTGTGTTGATGTTGCATTTTTAGCAGCAGCATCTCCATATTTTTTTGCACCTTCGTCTACAAGAAGATTAACTGCTTCTTGGTTTTTGCCTGCTTCAGATAATGCTTCTGCTTGTTCATAAATAGATGCATTGAGTCCTGGGAATATTTTTTGTAACTCTGTTGCCTTTAATTTACCATCAGCAAATGCCTTGGCAAGTTTTGCACCAGCAGATTCTGCAGATACAGCACCACCAGTAAATGCTTCAACATCCTTAAATATCTTAACCAATTGAACAGATGAAGCCTTAATATCATCTGGAAGTCTGGAACCTAACTGTGTTCCTAAATCTATTAATTCATCATTATCAATAGCAAGTGCTTTACCAAATTCTTCAGCATCTTTTGTAATTTGTTCTAATGCTTTAGATCCCTCGCCAAATGTGGTCGTGGCTCTACGCATTACCTCTTGGGCTTCTTTAGCCTCGTCTATACCTTGCTTGAGAAATGTTATGCCCTGCTTTAATACAAATGCAGATGCAAACGCAACAGCAGTCTTTGTTGCAGCCTTAAGGTTCTTTTGAACACTACCAAGTTCTTTATTAGTATCATCAAGTCCCTGAGTAAGTTTCTTGGTTTCTGCAACAATGTCAATTACTATCTGTTGTGCCACTACTTCCTCCTGTTGAGTTCTTCAACCATTGCACTATATTCTTCAAAGGTAAGTTCCCAGAATTGTTCTGGTGTGTAGCCAGTCTCTACACAGAACTTAGCCATAGCGCTTAGGCTGAAGGTTCCTCTTTTGGGACTATTACATCCATTCCAGAGGCTTCAGACAATTGGTTAATTGTCATTGCTTCTGCTTGATCTATTGTAAGCCCTGGGTTATTTCGCTTTGCCATCATATATTGCATTGCAAATGCTAATTTTGCCTTTGATGGAGATTGTTCCCACTCATCCATTGGCAATTCCAAATATGCTTCTATTTCTGCTAATTCTTTCCACTTCATCGTGGCCATTAAATCGTTATTCATTTACTGCCTCCTTAATCTAAGTTGTATCGCTTAATAATTGACTTTATATAGTCATTGTATTTCTCTTCTATGTAACCTAAGTTTTCATAGACTGCAGGCCTTAAATATGGCTGTTCTTGAATGTTTTGTTCAGGCCATCCATATTCTTGTACCCCCGCATAAACCACTCCACCTCCACCAGCAAGGATTTGTGCCTTGTCAGCAGAAGGGTTGCCTTTTACTGTTGAAGCAAGTTCTCCAGTTAGGCGTGGTGCTCTGGCAGAGGCTTGTCTTGATAATTCATCACTTAAATCTTTGTTAAGCGGTAATCTATCAACAATATCTTTCTCAACTTTGGCAAGAGCGGCTTTTACTTGCTCTTCACCTTCTACTGAAAACGATATAACCTCTGCCATAGCAACCTAATTAGGCTTCTACTCTTGTTGGCTTGCCGTCAAGAATGAAGTTTAAATCATAGGTGAAAAACTCACCTGCTGCTCCACCAAGTGCTGGAACAACTTCTGCATAACCAGTCGCTGTGAAGTGTGGCTGTGCTGCAGATGCTACTGCATTTCCGTGTGGTGCGTATGTAATTGTTACAGTTACACCTGCGTTATCCCACAAGAATGAGTGGAATGACGCTGCTGCTGTATCCTGGAAACCAGTTACAGCGCATGTGAAATCAAGAGAATCTTCGTAGTTTCCAAAGCCAAGGGTATTTACTGCAGATGAGAAAGTCACATTGCTTACTCCACCTGCATATTCTGTACCATCAACTTCAAACACGATAGACTTACCTTTAATTCGTGCCATGTTAATTTCCTCCTTCAATATCAATTGAAATGTTTATATTTGTTGCTAAAAACTTAGCGTTGTTCACATTTAATATGAACGGTTTATCTATTGTCATCTTATTCGCTGTTGTGTATTCCCATAGTGCTGGTACAAGTGTGTCCAAAGTATCATCAAGATTTTCTGTTTCAGTTTCATTAGTAGCAAATGGAACAATTATTAAAACCTTCCAATTGGTAGCATAATCTGCATCATATTGATTTTCATATACTGTAATGAACTCTGTATCAGGTTCAATGATTGCACAGAGAGGGTTTGGCCTTTCTGGTACATACTTATAGACTTTAGAAATACCGCCAAGAATAATGGCAGATTCTAATTCACTTCTTACCGCTCCTATGTTCATGCAAACCTCGTCATATAACGATTAAGCAAAGGATATACACCAACAAGTGGATCTCTTGCAGTATTGACAGGTGCTCCATCATAAGTTGCATATTGAGCCACACCTGTTGGTGCATTACGACGCTGGAACAGTTCTGATCCTACTTCAATGTAGCACCGCTTGAGAACAGACACAGGAATCTTGCTTGACTTAATATAAGAAGCAACTAAATCCTTTGCTGTATCCCAACATTCTTCAACATAGGCATCATCATTAGATGAGGCACCTACATATGCTTTCAAATCAGTCCAGTCCATAATCTAATCTCCTTTATTAGGCAGGCACAGTAACTTTTGTCATTGCCTTTGGCTCTGGAGCAGCGATGCCCAAGTATCCGTAGACAGAGAATGAGTTAGTTAGTGCTGTGATATCTTCGTCATTTAGACGGAATGGTGCACCAGCAGATTCGTAAGTTACGAGTGCTGCAGAGTTACCAACATAGAATGAATCAGCAGCAAGTGATGGATCCATTACGATTGGTAGA